TACTACAAGCCATATGGTGTTGAAGTTCCGGCTGGTGCCTCAAGTCCAACAACTCAAAAGGCTAGTGCTCCAGTAGCACCTAAGGCTGCTCCAGCAGCGCCTGTTGATGACAGTGACGACGATGAAGCACCATTTGATACAACCCCAGCAAAGGTAACGCCTCCTGCAACTCCTGCTCCGGCAGCGAGCGACGGTGCAAAGAAGTCAGCTGATGACATCCTTGCAATGATTCGTAATCGTAAGCAAGCCTAATTAGGAGCAGTATATGCAGAAACCTTTTGATCTGACCAAGTTTCGTACTGGTCTAACTAAAAACATTACAGGTATTAGTGCAGGCTTCCACGATCCAGTGGATTGGGTCAGCACTGGCAACCTTACTCTAAACTATCTTATCAGCGGAGACTTTAACAAGGGTATTCCATTAGGTAAGGTATGCGTGTTTGCAGGCGAATCGGGCTCCGGTAAGAGTTTTATTTGCTCCGGCAATATTGTGAAGAACGCCCAAAAGATGGGTTGTCAAGTTGTTCTTTTTGACTCCGAGAACGCACTTGACGAAGAATGGTTGAAGGCACTAGATGTTGATACTAGTCCCGAAAAACTATTGCGTATTTCAGTTAGCATGATTGACGATGTAGCCAAAGCCATCTCAGACTTTATGAAAGACTACAAAGCCAATTATGGTGCGCTGAAGTATGAGGAAATGCCAAAGTTATTGTTTGTAATCGACAGCCTCGGCATGTTGCTTACACCAACTGACGTTGATCAGTTCCAGAAGGGTGATATGAAGGGCGATATGGGTAGAAAGCCTAAAGCTCTTACTGCCCTGGTTCGCAATACTGTAAACATGATTGCGCCTTTCCCAATTGGGCTAGTTGCAACAAATCACACTTATGCGTCACAGGACATGTTTGATCCGGACGATAAGATCAGTGGTGGTCAGGGCTTCGTTTATGCGTCCTCAATTGTTGTTGCTATGCGTAAGCTCAAGCTCAAGGAAGATGAGGACGGTAACAAGATTTCTGAAGTGCGCGGTATTCGTAGTGCATGTAAGGTAATGAAATCACGTTATGCTAAACCTTTTGAAAGCGTTCAGATTAAGATTCCTTATGAATCAGGCATGAATCCATATAGTGGCCTATTGGACCTGTTTGAAGCAAAGGGCATCTTGGCCAAGGAAGGTAACAAACTTGCATACACTTCTCCAGTGACTGGCGAAGTTATCAAGGAGTTCAGAAAAGGCTGGACAGATGATAAACTACAGGTAATTATTGACGAGTGGGGTCAAAATCCAATCGCTAGTGCTACATCTGTAGTTGATGCTGATCCTGCTGACTTTGAACCAACAACTGAGGAGTATGCAGATGAGTCCTGAAGTAGTACTTCTAGGAGAAGTTTGGGATTCAGTTAAATCTTTTATCCCAAGGAAAGAACGACTACAGGCTGCTGAAACACTAGTTAGACTCTTTGATGACAATGTTGACATCAGCGATGTTGAATCTTTTGTCAATGAGTATGATAGTGTTCTAAAAACAGCAGTAGTAAGTCATTTTGATCTTTTGTTAGAAGAAGATGAAGATGAAGATGACTGGGAATGTTAACGCATGAGCACCTGGTATAATAAGATCGTAGAAGATCTTAGTGTTATTGTTGATTGCATTGAGTACTTCGAAAACGAGCTTGATGAAGCCAGGTACGAGTGTGGGATCAAGGGCAGTCTGGAAAAAGCCAGTGCTGCCCTCCCAGGCATAACTGAAAAGCGATTTAATCAACTTCAAGAAATTGAAGCAATTTTAGAACATTTAAATATTGAATTACGCAAAGAGCGTAGTAAGGTATTTAGAAAATATCTAGAAAGTTATAATCGTCAGTTAAGCAGCAGAGATGCTGAAAAGTTTGTGGACGGTGAGGAGAGTGTAATAACTCTCACTCACCTGACCAACCAGTTCAGTTTATTGCGTAATAAGTTTTTAGGAATTATGAAAGGCTTGGATACCAAGCAGTGGCAGATTGGTCATATTACTAGATTGCGTACAGCAGGTATGGAAGATATTGTAATTGGCTAAATATTGTTAGGAGAATACACATGCCACACTTTAAAAAGAAGCCGGTAGTCATTGAAGCTGTTCAGTTTACTGGTACCCTTGACAATTTTGTTGAACTAGCTGCTTTTATGGGTAGCGAAACATTTATCAATGATGGAAAGATTGAGATTGATACTCTCGAGGGTGTAATGACAGCATCTAAGGGTGATTGGATTATTAAAGGTGTGCAAGGCGAGTTCTATCCTTGCAAGCCAGATATTTTTGAACAAACTTATGACCCTGTATAAGACAGAGGAGAATAATATGAAAAAGATTATTTCATTAGTTGCTATTTCAATGCTACTTGCAACACCGGCGGTTGCTGGTCCTAGACATCATGATTATTATAGATCACATAATCATCATAATCACAAAGGCAGTGGCAAATGGGTAGCACCCTTAATTGGTGGTGTTGTACTTGGTGCAATTATTGCCGATGCAAATGCAAAACAGAAAGAGCGTGAAAATACTCGCAGAGTTATTGTAGTTAGAGAACCACAACAGCGTTGCGAAGAAGTTACTATTGTTGTTCAGAATCGCTGGGGTGATGTACTAGAGCGTCGAACAGAGTATCGCTGTACTGAATACTAAGGTTGACAAGTTCCTAATTGGGTGCTAGTATCTAGTATACTTTAAGGACTTGTGCTATGGCTAAAAAACCTAAAAAACCCAAGGTTTCTAAACGTAATCCTGTGGCAAAAAACGCACATGTTTTTAACAGGGCTAAGGTATTTAAAGACCGCAAAAAAGAAGCTAAAAATAACAATTATGATGATGACGTAAGTCATTGATTTTAATAGGCCTGCTAAGTCATTGATTTAGCAGGCTTTTTAATCAGCTAAAAAAAGGTTGACACTCTCCCTAAAGATGTTATTATGTATATGTAGGGTAAGGAATAAGCAATGTTTTCAGCAGTATTAATTCTCGGTGGGGCCTGGGTAGTGTTGAGCAATTTGCTTGACATTCTTGCTGGGCTTACGGGTTTTAAGGGGCTTGATGCATTCTTGGGCTATTGGGGCGCAATACTTGCCCTTATTGTTATGCTAAAAATTCTTGCCTAAAATGGTTGACAGCATCCTAAAAGATGCTATTATTAATATGTAAGTTAAATGTTGTGGGAGACATTGAAATGCAAAAGTTAGTTAAGATTAAGCAGGGCAGTTATCGTAATGCTCCAATTTACGATACTGTTTTTCCGCTCGTTAAGCCTATGAAGGTAGGCAAGAAGGGCATGTTCGTTACTGTTGATGCTTCAAACATCTTCGGTGCAGATAAGGCAGCAATCCGCGTGTTGATTGAAAATATTGAAGACGTTGAATACGTCGGCACTGACACTCCTGTGAGTGTTGCACCTGTGGTACCTGTTGCAGCATTGGTTACTAAGCCCGCTGCTCCTGTAGAGACCCCAGAAGAGGCTATGGATCGTATCCGTAAGCGTTTCGCAATTCTCGACCAAATGACTGACGCTGTTGCTAACGGTGTTGTGCGTGGTCTTATTGTTAGCGGCCCTCCGGGTGTTGGTAAGAGCTTTGGTGTTGAGCGTATTCTTGATGAGTACGAAGCGATGCATAAGCTCGCAGGCGGTAAGGATGCTCGTACTGAAATTGTTAAGGGTGCAATGACCCCAATTGGTTTGTTCCAGACGCTGTTTAATAACAGTCGAGAAGGTGACATCCTAGTGTTTGACGACTGTGACAGCATCTTGTTTGACGAAGTTTGCTTGAACATGCTTAAGGCTGTGCTTGACTCGGGCAAGAAGCGTACCATTACTTGGAAGGCAGAATCCAACGCCCTGCGCCGCGAAGGTATTCCAGATCGTTTTGACTTCAAGGGCGGCTGTATCTTTATTACCAACGTTAACTTTGAGAATGTTCGTAGTAAGAAGATTCAAGATCACTTGCAGGCGCTGATGTCACGCTGTCACTACATTGACTTGGGTATGGATAGTGTGAGCGATCGCTTTCTGCGAATTAACCAGATCGTTAACGACGGCATGCTTGCTGAATACGATTTTGGTGATGAGGGTGAGCAGGAGGTCGTAGACTTTATGATCGAGAAGTCAAGTCTACTCCGGGAGATTAGTTTGCGTATGGTGCTCAAGGTAGCCGACCTTAAGAAGATGGCTCCTGAGAACTGGAAGGATCTTGCAGAGAGCACCTGTATGAAGCGGTTTGCCTAAACGTTATTCTCCCACAGCGTTAGGCACTACCCCCCGAGGAAACTTGGGGGGTAGTTTTTATCTATTTTAAAGGCTTGACAAATTCATTGAACGAGTATAAATTAGTATAGTATGCAGAAGGTTACATTAGAAATCCGCGATGAAGTTAATGTTAGGTTCGTTGGGCTTGATCCTAGAACCCGACGTAAGATTTCGGATGCAGTAAAATACTTCTTGCCCTATGCTAGGCATATGCCTGCTTTTAAATTAGGCAGGTGGGACGGCTGCATTAGATATTGTGATATTGGCGGCCGCACCTATTTCAATCTGTTAGATAAACTATTGCCTCTAGTGGTTGAGGAAGGGTACGATATCGAACTCAACGATATGCGTACTAAATGGAACTTTGAGTTTAGTGCTGTAGGGCAACTGGACTATGAACACATTCCATGGCCTAAGAATCATCCAAATGCCGGTGAGCCGATTATACTCAGAGATTATCAAGTAGAGGTAATCAATCGCTTTCTTGATACCCCACAATGTTTGCAGCAGATTGCTACAGGCGCAGGCAAGACAATCATTACAGCGGTCCTAAGTCATCGCTGTGAACCATATGGGCGTACAATTGTAATTGTTCCTAACAAAGACCTTGTTGTACAGACAGAGCGAGATTATATCAACTTGGGTCTCGATGTTGGTGTTTACTTTGGTGATAGAAAAGACTTTGGTAAAACCCATACTATCTGTACATGGCAGAGCTTAGACATTTTAGAAAAAGCCACAAAAGCAGGCACTGCCAATGTCACAATTGATGAGTTCTTAGAAGGTGTAGTATGTGTAATGGTTGACGAAGTGCATAAAGCAAAAGCTGATGTACTTCGTGATCAGTTGGGTGGCATGTTCCGTAATGTACCAATTCGTTGGGGTCTAACAGGTACTATTCCTAAAGATGAATACGAAGCAGTTGGGTGTGTTTGTGCTATTGGGCCTGTGGTTGGTAACCTGAGTAGTAAAGAACTTCAGGACATGGGTGTATTAGCTGACTTGGATATTAATATCCTGCAACTACAAGACGGCCAATTAGGTTTTAATAGTTACGCTCAAGAACTAAAATGGCTGCTCACAGATCCAACTAGAATTGACCATATCAGTGAAATAGTCAACGGACTAAGTACTGGTGGCAATACACTTGTCCTGATTGATAGAATTAAAACAGGCGAAATGTTATTAGAGCGTAATCCAGATTGGGTTTTCATTAGCGGTGAAATGAAAACCACCGATCGGCAAAGGGAATATGCTGAAGTAAGCGAAATGAATAATAAGGTTATTGTTGCTACCTATGGTGTTGCTGCCGTAGGTATTAACATTCCTCGCATCTTTAATCTTGTTATGATTGAGCCAGGTAAGAGCTTTGTCCGTGTTATTCAGAGCATCGGCCGCGGCATTCGTAAAGCCGAAGATAAAGATTATGTTCAAGTTGTTGACCTTACTAGCAATTTAAAGTATAGTAAGAGACATTTGGCACATCGTAAAGCCTATTACAAGGAGCAAAACTTTAGACATCAAACAACTAAGGTTGAATACAAATGACACGAGACGAATATAGAAACCTCACAGATACTGACCGTGCGTTTTTAAAACTTGAGGGTCGCTGCATAGGATGTGGTTGCCAGCTAAAAAATCAGGTGTTTATTGTACATAGTGAATGGTGTAGTAACAGCCCAAAACTATCATTTGCTTATAACTGGGACCGAGGTAGTAATAGGATTGTAGTAGATAAATCACGTCGGCAAGGTAAGAGCGTGATTGCTAATATGGTAAAAGAATTTAACAAACTATTTGGAAAACAAAATGAAAATATTAACAGTTGATAACAACCCCTATGATTTAGATACTGTACCAGACGAAATTGAAGATGTTCGCTATTGTGTACTTGATGCTAGTGATCCTACTTACATCGACTATTATTTCTTACCCCTGATCTTTTTGGAGAGCTTCCATGCTCCTGCTATTTGTTTGCAGATAGGTAAACATAGTTTGCAAATGCCAATGGATTGGAGTATCGTAATCTGCGACGAGGATTATACTGCGGTTGAAGTTATCCCCTTAGCAAGTCTAAATAACAGAGGCTTTCGTTGTCTAGCACTTAATCCAATGGTAAGTAACTCACTTACCAGCTATGAAATTTCCATTACAAATATCTTCCAAGATGTAAAATGGTATTTCCCAAAGCTAAAGAACGGACATGTATTAGCTGTACCGTTAGAGAACAAAGGTAAACCTTTGTGTGCGTTCTTTGTTAAAGAGCTAAACAAAGTTTGTGATTTACAAGTTGGAGATCTAGTTGGATGACAAAGATCAAGAAAGAGCCTGCTATCCCGTTAAAGGATATTATGGCAGCTCTTGATCGTAAGGATCGGGGGTTCTATGATAGATTGTCTGACGAGCAGAAGAAAGCATTTGTGCCCTGGATGATGATGCGCTATGCTAGCAGCGCACAAGGCCGTAATGCTGCTCATTACTTGTTTATGGTTAATGAACTTGTTAACAAAAACTTCAGTGACGTTAGCAAGCATCCTGAACTACAGTGGCTACTAATGACCGCAGCAGGTTCTGGTAAGGTAGAATTTCATCCTTATATCAAGCCGCCAAATAGTAAGAAAAAGAAAGATAAGCTCAGCGAGTTTGTTTATAGCATATATCCTAATTTTAAAAGGGATGACTTAGAACTATTCATAGCATTAAATAGTAAGGATGAATTGAAAGAATTAGCAAAAGCGCATGGATATGACGACAAGACTATTGCAGACATCTTTGGAAAGTGACACTACATGTAAGTGGTGTGAGAAAGAGTTTCGTAACGAGCGAACTCTATCAGCTCACATGTGCCCAAAGAAGCGCCGCTGGGCAGATAGAGAAATGACGCATGTACGATTGGGCTTCCGTGTATTTCAAATGTTTTATGAATTGAGTACTACAGCAAGTAAACCTAAAACCATAGAGGACTTTATTCGCAGTCAGTACTACGAAGCATTTGTAAAGTTTGGTCGTAGCTGTGTACGCAATGAATATCTAGAACCAGAAAAATTCGCAGAATGGTTAATTAAGAATGGTAAGAAGCTAGCCGATTGGAGTAAGGATAGTTTGTATGACGAATTCTTACTTGAGTATGTAAAGAAAGAAACAGGCATCAGGGCACTGGAACGAAGCATATTGTATCTTGCTGAATGGTCGGAAGATAACAGTTGCGATTGGCAAGATTATTTTAAGGTAGTTAGCACCCCTCGAGCAGTACATGATATTAGGGCAGCAAAGATATCGCCCTGGTTATTGTATCTGAGTGACACTGGTAGAGAACTACTCACTAGATTTAACGATGAACAAGTTAAAATGATAAATCATATTATTGATGCTAAGTTCTGGTTCAAGGTCTTTGCAAAAAATACCGAAGAAGTAGAAGAAGTCAAAACAGCATGTGAGACTGCAGGAATCTAGTTGAGAGAATCTATGAAATTATCAATAAAAGAAGTAGTTTCTATTGCTGGATCTAGAGTAGACAATCCTCATAGAGGTTTTCCTGAGCGAAATTCGTCTCGATATATCGAGCAGTATTTTAAACCTTATTTTGAACCAAAGTTTAAAATAGACTTTGACACAACTAAGCCGATATATACTATTGGATCTTGCTTTGCTCGTGAAATTGAGGATTGTCTACACGAGCTAGGATATAATGTTCCTACAAAAAGATACAAGGCTCCAGAAGAAATTGCACAAGGTGGCCGACCAAATTTTGGACTCAATCAATTTAACCCCGGCTGTATAGGACAAACTATCCTAGCAGCATTAAGTGATAAAACAATACAACCTTGTATATATCGTACCAAACAGGGTGAATTGATAGATCTCTTATTGGTTGGTTCACCCGCAGTATCAGCTAATAGAATATTTCAGCGCCATACAGAAATCTCTAAGTTATATGAGGGCTTAAAGACTGCAGAATGTCTTGTTTTAACATTGGGACTCACTGAGTGTTGGTATGATACTGAAAATAATGTATGGTTAAATCGTGCCCCGCCCCTAGATGAACAGACTCTAAACAGTGATAGATTTGAATTTAGGATACTAGATTATAACGAGTGTATTGAGGCGTTGGAACCAGCACTTTCTATACTTGATGATTTAAAAATTAAAACAGTAATAACAGTATCACCAATACCGTTGCTAGCTACTTTTACAAACAGTGATTGTGTCGTTGCAAATGAATTTAGTAAATCAACTTTAAGAGCAGTAGCGGGTTATTTTACTAATAAATATAACTATGTGGATTACTTCCCCGCATACGAAATGGTTCGACATTTAGGAACACATGCATATAGGGAAGATAATATTCATGTTAGTTTAGAATTAGTAAAAATCATAACAGATTTTATGATTAACAGTTATAGTAAGTAGAGATAATTTTATGAAAGACAATTTAACAATTAAAGATATAGGACTTGAAGTAATCAAGTGGCCTATTACAAAAGTTAGAGTTGGTAAAGTTGACGACCGCTGGCTAGTTGAATATCGTAGAAAAGCAAAATGGGTACTTGACCGTTGGTGGTGGTTTGATGATGGTAAGTATATTGACTATCGTGAAGCAGTCGCCCGGGCGCAGGCTATAGCCGCCGCAGGATATATAACAACTATTAGAAACGCCACACCAACTTTTGATGTAACACCATATGATCCGGATGAACCGTTGGTTGCGTCAGTACCAGCACCGCCAGCACCTCAGGTAGTAAAGCGTGTTGTTACAAAGCAAGCCGCAGCCGCAGCCGCCGCCCCGGGGTTTGCTGCATGGAAGGCGACTCAAGGGGTTGACTTAGACGGTGACGGGGATATTGACGAGGATGACTTTAAGTTGTATAATGCAGGTGATCGTTGGGATGCAGCCTCATCTGGATGGGACAATCCTCAAGATTTAGACGGCGATGGCGACATTGATGAAGATGATTATCGTCTATATGAAGCAGCAAAGCGATGGGAAGATAAGGGTTGGGAAAATCCTGAGGACTTAGACGGCGATGGCGACATTGATGAAGATGACTATAAGCTGTATGAATCCGCAAAGCGTTGGGAAGAACTTGGGTGGGATAATCCTGAGGATTTGAACAACGACGGTATCATTGACATTGAGGATTATAAGTTATATGTTCAGGGCGACCGTTGGGACAACGAAAAGGATAAAGGTAATGAATAACGACAAACCGAGAGCAATTTTTAGTATTGAAGATCTAGACATCATTAAAGAAGCATTATTATTTTATGTGCAGGTTGCCGATGACCTAGAACCTACATTACAAAGAAAGATTGTTAATCTAACACACAGACTAAACCGAGGTAAAAAGTGAGCGAAGTAAATTTAATTGGCGTAACCAAGCCTAGTGCTATTACAGATTGTCATACTCCTGGTGATCTAGTTGCATATGCAGCACGAGTTAGCAATCCGGCTAACCAAAGCAACACACAAACTGCACCAAAGCTGCTAAAGTATCTCATCAAGCACAAGCACTGGAGTCCATTTGAGATGGTGCATATCACAATGGAAATTAAGACCACACGTGATATTGCTCGTCAGATTCTACGCCATCGTAGTTTTGCTTTCCAAGAATTCAGTCAGCGTTATGCTGTAGCAGAGAATGTAGGCTGTAAGCGCGAAGCACGTCTACAAGACGAAAAGAACCGCCAGAACTCGGTTGAGGTTAATGATCCAGAGCTACAAGAAAGCTGGAACATGGAACAGGCTAAGGTTCGTAATGCTGCCATGAACGCATATAAGTGGGCACTGGATAAAGGTATTGCCAAGGAGCAAGCTCGTGCAGTACTGCCAGAGGGCTTAACTGAAAGCACACTTTACATGGCCGGCAGTTTGCGTTCTTGGATTCATTATATCGATCTTCGTGCAGCAAATGGCACACAAAAAGAACACATGATCATTGCAGAGCAATGCAAGAAGATTGTGCTAGAACATTTTCCAATGCTAGACGAGTACTGGGCTGATGCTGAAGGTTAATACACCAGACGAAGCCGTCATTAGACTTCATGATATTGCTCGGCTAATTGAGCGATCATACTCTGATCCTGTTGGAGTTAACCTTGCAAAAGAAATTCGCTCTGTAGCAGACGAGCTAAATGAACTGATTAAAGATCGTGACAGCAAAAATTGATTTTGACGTAGATATTGATATGGCTAACCGTGAGGACTTCTTGCGGTTAGTTAATCACATACCTGCTAGCATTAAAGCAGATGACGGCACTTATTCAAAACATAACACCGGAGTCTACTTTCAAACTATTCCTACTTTTCCGTTAGAGGGATTCAGCAGCATTGATTATGAAACTGCCGAAGAAGATGGTTGGTTTAAAGTAGACATCCTAAACAATGGCATTTATAAAGATGTGAGGGACGAAGCACATCTTACACAACTAATGGAAGTAGAGCCCTTATGGGAACTGCTTGAGCATGAAGAATTTGTTGAAAAATTATTTCATATTAGTAACTATTCAAATATTCTAGCGCAGTACAAGCCTACTAGTGTCGAACAGTTAGCTATGATTTTAGCAATTATTCGCCCGGGTAAAAAGCATCTAATTGGTAAGAGTTGGGAAGATATTGCCAAACAGGTATGGGTGAAACCCACTGATGGCAGTTACTATTTTAAGCACAGTCACGCTATAGCATATGCTGTTGCTATTGTTGTGCAAATGAATTTAATTTGTGAATCGGCTTACGCTTAACTAGTCTTGCGTATTAGTTGAATACTACGCCGTTTGATTCGCTTCTTTAATAGATTCTGTAGGCTTGTAACTGGCCCAAATAGTATTTCAACGTCTTTAAAAGTAAACGTTTTTAAATAAGGATGAAACGGTCGCATTTCGTAATGTAGAAATACATCTATAGGTATTTGCCTATTACTTTCCCACCACCAAACTTCACCTAACTCAAGAAACTCTTTTTTAACTTGTAATGTGGGCATTGCATCTACGTCGTAGAATGTAATAATGCTGTTATCGTGGTTTACAACAATGCCTAAATATTCTTGTCCGCAGTATGAAATTCCTGTTAGAAATTCTAGCTCGTTATAATTACTAATATTAGTTTTATCAATCATTAAAATTATTTACCAAAAATGCTCTGTTAACTTCTACAGATTTTGAATCGCTGTCAAATGTGATAAATACTGTTATGAGCAGCTACGGTGACCAAAAACTATACCTTTACGATGATGTAATAGAGCTTGTTGTCACTGTGGATAATATTTATGTGGACAACAGACCTATGAACCTAAGAAAGCTGGTAGCCCATAAGGGTTTAACAAATACAATTTTGTTTAATATAAGGGATCGCGATCGCAGATTACAAAATGTATTTTCTGATACGTTGCGTATCTATATGGTACATCCTACTACTAAACGAAGAATTTTTACCAAGCCCTTAGTTAATACTTCAGATGTAGGTAAAGTAAAGCTAGTACTTGAAGAAGCTGATTTAGCAAATATTGAATCAGGCTTATATACACTTTATGTTACCCGCAGTACACAAGAAAATGAGAATTTGCCAGTTTACAACGATCAAAATAACAACATTAAATTTGATATTGAGATCACAGACCAAACTGGAGAAGAACCTGTTCCTACCCAAGCGGAACTTACTTTTACACAAACAGCAAATACAATGTTAGGCGATACATCCAATGTTATTGTTAGTAGCGCACTTTACGGTAATTTGGATCGTAATTTCCCTAACGCCCAACATAGTATTGCATTTTACACCACACAGTATACAGGGAATATAACAATACAAGCAAGTTGTTTGCTTGGTGTTCCGGACCTAGATGATGCTAGTAGCGATTGGTTCAACGTTGAAACAATTGCGCTCAGTAACAGTAGTGTTGTTAAGCACCATACATTTAATGTTAACTGCAATTGGATTCGTGTTAAACACACACCAGACGACACAAATGGAACACTAGATAAAATCCTACTAAGAAATTAAAGGCGGTGTCACATGGATAAAATTGAATTAGAAAGAGCTAGACTGATTAATTGGATTCTTAGAATTGTAATCACAATCCTAAGCACAATCCTGGTAGCAGTAGTATTGGTGCTATTAATTGGTATCTTTATGCCAAATGAACAAATTGATAACAAGGATATTCTTGCAATTATCAATCCTGCGTTCAATACTATTATTGGTGCGTTTGTTGGCTTACTAGCAGGCTTAACTGTTAGCAAAGGCGAAGCAGCAAAGGAACCTACAGTATTCCCTCCCCAACCTATTTCACAATCACAGAACGTGGTTCATGAAGTGGTTGAAGAAGTAAAAGAAGAATTCTAATTTTTAGATCTTCTAGATTAAGTGCCGGTAACCCCGGCACTTTTTCTTGACTTTTTCTTACACGATGCTATAATGTACTATAAAGCCTTAATAGGACATCAGCATGGATATAAGTGTTTACGGTACTAAGAATAAGAAGCTAATCAGAGACCTCTCTGACGCAGCGGAATTTTATGCGAACATCTTGCTTGATCCTAGAATGGCAAGGTCCATCGAATTAGATATTGAGATAGAAAAATCGCTAGAAGTTGAAGGCATGATGATCAGCGAGGAAGATAAAAAGAATCCTCGATTTTTTACTATTCAACTTAGGAACAAAAAAACAGATGATGATATCTTTAAAACCTTAGCACATGAGATGGTGCATCTAAAACAATATGCTAAGAATCAACTTTATAAAAAGTTTGTAACTGCAAAAAATAAAAAGGGTGAAACCTTACAGACTTCCTGGGAAGGAAATATTTGGAAACCTAAGCGTAATGAGCATAAGTACTTTGACAGTCCGTGGGAAGTAGAAGCATACGGTAGAGAAGTTGGTCTGTACCAGCGATGGGTAGAATATAAAAATTATGTCGATTGATACGGTAGTAGAAAAAGTACATAGACTACTATTAGATAATTTGCCTATTAGGACCACTCGTACTCCTAGTGGGTGGATGACTTTTGACTGCCCAATGTGTAACGATAAACGTAAGCGAGCCGGTATTATAACCAGCGGCGCAAAAATTTCTTATAACTGTTTTAATTGTAAGTATACTACGGGTTGGAGTCCTACTCCTGGTATTGGTAAGCGTTACAGAGATTTAGCAATTAGATTAGGTGCAGATCAAAAGCAAATACATGATGCTCAGATGGATCTGCTAAAGTACAGTGAAGAGCTTGAAAACGAAGAAATTGAAAATTATGTTTACAGTCTTAATAAGTTTAAGGTAATCGATCTTCCTGAACATGCAGTGATGATAGAAGATTTACCTGACGACCACGAAGTAAAAGTCTATGCTAAACAGCGTGGCTTATATGGATTGTATCCACTACTTTGGTTTGGCGCTGACCCATTGTATGCTAAACGATTAGTTGTACCATTTACATATAATGGTGAACTAGTTGGTTGGACTGCTAGACACATTAGTCCGCCTGATAAAAAAACACCTAAATATTTGCATAAAATGAGCAGTGGATATGTCTTCAATGTAGATAGATTTGTTGATACTAAGCGCGAACTAGTAATTGTTGTTGAGGGTGTAGCTGATGCTATCATGGTTGATGGTGTAGCAGTATTGGGCAATCATGTTACACCGGAGCAAGCTCATTTGATAAGCAAACTGGGTAATAGGATTATTTTATGTCCTGATCGCGATGACCCGGGCAAAGAGCTAATTGACGAAGCACTTGCGTTGGGTTGGGAGGTAAGTTTTCCTCCTTGGGAAGATGACATAAAAGATGCAAACGATGCTGCAAACAAATATGGTCGTTTGCTAACGGTAGCTAGTATTATTAAGCACGCCACAGATAATAAAATCAAAGCACAAGTTAAAGCAAAGATGTTATGAGAAATAAATTATACACAACCGGTTGTAGTTTTACATACGGGCACATTCCAGATTCGTTAGCAAACGACCCGCAGGCTATTCAAAACTATACCAAGGAACCTTGTCCATGGACTTGGGCAGGACATATGAAGTCCCATTTTGACGAGTGTGTAAATGAAGCATGGGGTGGGGGCAGTAATCATAGAATGATACGCCGCTGTCATGAGTTTTTTAGTAATATAAACGATCCAGAGAATTGGGTAGCAGTAATTCAGTTAACTGATCCTTATAGATTTGAATACTTTGATAATGTTATACAGAACCATGTGGGTGTATTTCATTCAAACGAACATGTACTGTTAGACGATAAAACATCCAGATCAAAGACTATTGATTTAGACGATACGGTTCGTAGGTCCAAAACACCGGTAGCATATAGGATGCTGTTTTTAAATTATGATTTAATTGCAATAGAACTTTTTGAAAAATTGATTGCATTAACAAGATTTTTAGAAAGTAAAAATATTGAATATTTTGTTACCGCCATGTCAAACAAATGTGCGCCTGAAATAATCGCTAACGATTGTTCAAGCAATCACGCCAAGGATCTATTTAAGTTGTTGGATTTTGATAAAGTTGTTAGGTTACGGCCATTAAGCCATCAATTAGAAAACGAAGATGACTTTGAATCACCCACTGATCGGCATCCAAGTAAGCACGGGCATGAAAAGATTTACAGATACATATATAACCACCTGAAGAGTCGAGGACTAGTAGCATGAGCGAAATAAAAGAATATACAGATGATGTGCAGGAACTGTTTGTAAAGTTTCTAATCAGTGACGCTGACTTATTTGCTCGTTGTCAAAACATTATTAAACCAGAATTTTTTAATCGTAAGTTTAAAACTACAGTTGAACTTTTAAAGGGACACAGCGAGAAATATAACAGTATCCCTACATTAGAGCAGATTAATGCTATTGGTGGCCTAGACTTAGAAGTTATTCAAAACGTAACACCTGACCATCAAAACTGGTTTATGGATGAGTTTGAGACTTTCTGTAGACATAAGGCATTAGAAAAAGCTATTATTGAAAGCACAGATTTGCTTGAAAAGCAAAACTATGGTGAAGTAGAAAACAAGATCAAAGCCGCAGTACAAACTGGGCTTGTAAAAGATTTAGGCTTAGACTATTTTGAAAATCCCAAGGAGCGACTTGAGTGGATCAAGAAGCAAGCAGGTGCAATAAGCACTGGTTGGAAGGGCATCGATCAGAAACTGTATGGCGGCCTAAATCGAGGTGAAATCACTGTATTCGCTGGCGGATCTGGTGCAGGTAAGAGTCTGTTCTTACAGAACTTTGGCGTCAACTGGAGTCTTGCAGGGCTAAACGTTGTTTACATAAGTTTAGAACTTAGTGAGCAACTTATTAGTATGCGATTAGACAGTATGGTCAGTGGACATGCTGCTCGTGAAATCATGCGTAATATCGAAGACGTTGATCTTAAAGTTCGTATGAAAGGCAAAGGCAAGGGTAAATTTAGAATTAAACAGATGCCCAGCGGTATCAATGCTAATGATATCCGTGCGTTTTTGCGTGAATATGAAATCCAAAGCGGTACCAAAGTGGATGCATTGCTAGTTGACTACTTAGATCTAATGATGCCTATTGCTGCAAAGATTAGTGCAGAAAACTTGTTCGTTAAGGACAAGTATGTATCAGAGGAATTGCGTAATCTAGCAGTAGAGCGTAACTTACTTCTAGTAACAGCATCGCAGCTAAATCGTGCAGCGGTAGAAGAAATTGAGTTTGACCACAGTCATATTGCTGGCGGCATCAGTAAAATTAACACATCTGATAATGTTATCGGTATCTTTACAAGTAATGCTATGCGTGAGCGTGGACGCTATCAAATTCAGTTTATGAAAACAAGAAGCAGTAGTGGTGTAGGCAGTAAAGTAGACCTAAAATTTAACCCCGATACACTTCGTATTGAAGATTTAGAAGAAGGCGAAGAGGATGCAAGCACAGTTACAACTAAGGGGCTTGTTGAGCAGTTAAAGCGTAGTGGTGCTATTAAGGCTGAAGAACCACAAGCACAGGAAACAGTCAATTCCAGCCTTGCGTTGATGGACTTCATTAAAGGTAAAAAGTGATAAATATACTTAATACTAAAACTTGGAGACCGTTGTGAGACGCAGTCGCAGTATTCTAGAAGAGCTTAATCAAATATCAATTGACAGGGACCGTAACCATGTAGTGGAAAATCGCGGTGAACATGTTATCAGAAGCGCAATTAATCTCTTAGAACAAATTGACAGATACTACGATGATGAAACTGCTAAAGATCTAACCAATAGATTAATTAACAGTATTAAAGGTCGCGACAGCACAAAATTCTCCAGGGGCATTAAGAAAGTTATTCGAGAAAGCCAATCCGGAGAAGACGATGCGACTACATGAAATTGAAAACATTAACGAAGCACCATTAGATGTATTCAGACGCGGCGCGGCCGCTGCTAAAGCATTTATGCAAAAGCCACAGGGCACTGCCCCGGCCCCAACGCAGAGTGATGCACCAAAGGCAGCGCCGGGCCGTTTAAAGGATGGTACTAAAGATTCAGGATATACCTACGACGCCAAAACAAGAACATGGACACATCCAACTAAGGGCAAAGCAAGAGGCATGTTAAACCGTCAGCTTATGAATAAGTACGGTGCGAACGACAGTGGTGAGCCTTTAACTCCATCAGTAGGTCAAAAGATTAGCCAAAAATTGGGAGGGCCGTTTGCACAAGGATTAGATCCTAAAGCCGGCATCGCACAAAAAATTGGTGCAAAAATTGGTTCAGCCCTTGGTCGTGGTGTGGCTGCATTAGTTCGTCCTAAAGATACAGATGGCGATGGTCAACCTGACACTGATCAAGATGCAGCACCTGCCGCAGCACCTGCTGCACAGCAACCGGCACCGTTAGCAAACTTTAAATTTGGTGATACCAGACCAGGTGTAGGCAGTTCAACTGATCAAGCACTGGGTAAGATAATAAAACAAATGAGAACATTCAAACCTGCACAAGGTGCTAAACCATTGCCAGGACATATGATCTCTAGTATTGAAGATGATTTATCAAAAATGCGCGGCAATAAAGATTATGCTATTCGTGCTGGCGACGCAATTTTAAAATTTGCAGGAAAAGGATACGATGTATCAGCATTACAGCAAAAATGGTCACAGGAAGCAGCTATTGCTAAAAAGCAAAGAATCATGCAGAGCAAGTTTAATGAAGAATTAAACATTTTAAGAAAATTAGCAGGTATCTAAGATGCGTTTTATTGAAATCTCAAAGCCCCTGATCACAGAGATTATTAGTGAAAGTCTAATCGCTGAAGCTGAAGGTAAGAACACTCACCTTGAGCATCTAGAGGATAACATCTTTAACAAGGGCTTTGCGGGCGCCAAGGAAGCGATTGATTATCTTTACAGCCTTCATGAAATGTTAGAAGGACACAGCAAAGGTGCAGTAAGCATGACCACTAAGTGGGACGGTGCACCAGCAGTAGTTGCTGGCCGTGATCCTGCCACTGGTAAGTTCTTTGTAGGCACTAAAGGTGTGTTTGCAAAAAGCCCAAAACTAAATTTTACTGTTGCTGACATTAAGGCAAACCATCCTGCAGAAGGATTGCAAGAAAAGTTGATTGTAGCCCTAAAGAATCTTAGTAAGTTAAAATGGAATACTGTTGTACAAGGTGACATGCTGTTCACACGCAGCGACCTTAAAGAAACTACTATTGACGGTGTAGAATATATTACATTTCAACCAAACAC